TAAGGTATATTGTTTACTAGATCGACAGGAGTATCATATACACTACTTTGTAATTTGTATAAAATACCGTTGCCTATTACTGCCTCGTTGTCAATAAGCTCTTGTAAATTTTTCGCAATAGTAATTAAAATTCTATCACTGTCAATCACATAATCTACTTTATAGATACCGTCGTATCTATCATCAAATTTGGTAAGTGCTACTAGATCATTGACTTGTAAACCATGCGGAACGTTCATGCCTAGCTCTGCCTGAGATCCTACATTATATCTTAAAAGGAACGGTATTCCAGGTATGTTAGTGGCTCTAAACACATTCCATTGATTGTTTAAATCTTTGGCAGCCCATATGGTATATCCAACCCCAATATCTGAAACAAATGTTGATTCACTGGTATCTTTAATATCAAAAACTGTTGCGTCAACATCGTCAAGATTGACAAATCCAGCCACAGGCAGTGGTTTTAATTCTGGAGGTTCATTTCTATTTTCAACTCGTAAAAAATCAGATGTAAAACATAAATTGATTTATGTCTGTGGAACCATACTCGCCAACTCTCACCGCCCAATTTTCATACAAGTTTAAAGTACTAGTATCCAAGTTGTTAAATGTGGCTCCTTTTAAAGCATTGATTGCGTTTAAAGATCCGCCTTGTTTTATTAAGCCTTGATAAAATTTACTTTGAGTAGTGACGTCAATACCTAGATTTGTAAAATATTGTCTAGGTCTAAATCCAATTAATCCATTACTGAACAACTGAATTTCTTCATTGATAGGTTGATCATTGATATCGTAAAAACGAAGTGACTGGGCTGCATTTGTTGCCAGGTTGTTCAAAATACCAGTTTTTATTTCATTGTTGGCCAATAACTCCCAACTTTTAACTTGAAAACTATCAGCTGCACTGATGTTTTCTAAAGCAGCATAGTATCTTTGCTTGTAATTAATTATAGTACCTTTGAGGTAATCTACTCCGGGCGACCACTCAGTTATTTCGTCGCTGCTGTAAATGTAGCCTGGCAATTCTAAACTGCCGTTCCATTGACTGGTTTTTGCGCCGACCATTTTAATTCTATATTGTCTATTTCCAGATTCTGGAAGATAAATTACGTCCCTGAAAACAGTAACATTATCTAGAATTAAAATATGTTCGTACTGCACTAGATTTAGTTCAGCGAATCCAATTGTTTGATTTGATATTGCACGAACAACAAATTCGTTGGTATCTCTAACAATTGTAAAGTTATTTTTCACAATTGGTTTGTAATTCACATCCATTAGCCTACTACCAGTTGGCGTATTAACTATCTCGTCAACCTGTGAATTGGAACTAGTAATTTTCAACGTGTCGGATATAGGGCTGAGAACTATAATGTTTCCAGATTTCCAACCTTGGCTAGTCCAATATAAAAATTCTTTGGCGCTTAACACCCAATTTTTAACTTCGTTCAGTAAGTTTTCTCTATCATCAAATGTGAATCCTTGAGATAAGAGGTACCTTTGGTAACTAATTAAAAAGTCAACAACTTGCTGTGTTGTACTATATTCAAATCCATAAGGAATAGTTTGTACAATTCTTCTTGAATCTTTAAACACAGTAGCAGACTTACCACTTACATTTATTTTGTAAGCATTGTTATTTTCTAAACTAGGAATAATCCTGAAATAAGGATCATTGGTATTATATCCACTCACTGTATATCCATTTGCAGTTTTTTCCACAATTACAGCAGAATAAACTATTTTTGCAAGAGGTGCTCCTTTGTATAATTCAATAGAATAATTTTCGTCAGGAATAATGATGCTGTCATTGATACTGCTTGGGCTAACCTGTTCAGCTAGTAATTCTAAGAATTTTTTATCTGAATACCCTGCCATCTTGTAGCATAACTGAACTGATATGTTATTCAATATGTTTTTGACATAATCACTGGCATCGCTTATGCCAGTATTTTTTACATAATCTCTTATCCAGTTCACATAACCTGCACTTCGATTTATTGTGCCGCTGGAATCAGTGTAACCGTTGACTCTTATGCTGGTTGGTTGTAAGTGCTTGTTATTGTCAACATCTAAAAATTGGCCAAGCACATCATTTCTATAGTATTTTTTTACATCAGACAATAATGAAAAATAACGTGCTGGTTTACCAATTGCTAAGGCATATTGAACAGCATATGGAAAATCACTGCTTCTACGCCAACTTAATTCAGTTGGTCCAATATCGCCAACTGCATAACTGGTATTTGCTTTGTCGCTTGAAAAATCTGTTACCAAAAATTCCGAAGGGGGTCTTAGATTTCCGCTGTCATCGACTGGAATAATTGAGGTAAGTCCTGGGCGACTATACCTTAGATCAATGCCGGCACGAGCTCCGCTGTGAATGTATCCTGATTCTAAATCGCTCCAGAGTACAAAGTTCCCGCCGGTATAAGGAGCAGGTCCATACCTATCATTCCAATAGTCGGGCTTTTGACTAAATCCTAACATTTCCCAGGGATGAGTATGTGGGCGATCTGTATCAAAGAAATATCTGAATACACTACGCCAAGTACCTGGTAAATTTTCTGCGTTAACAACATCTTTGAATTTTTTGTAATTCCATGTAAAAGCATCTGACGCGGTAAACACATCATTGGTAGTGTAATCAACTCTGTTGGTGCCTACCCATCGTAAAAAACTTTGGCTTAACAAATGGTTGTATTCATTTAGTGTGTAATCTAAGATTCTAAATTTACCTGGAACATAATCGTTGATGTTAAACAAATTAATATCATACTCAACTTTGATATTGTTGTAAATTCTTCTTTCTAGTTCTAATAGAAAGGTATCTCTGTGATCACCAAATGCTGGAGTAATACTACCGTCATGTCCTTGAATTACCTGTATTGGTGTTTGATAGGTATTGTCTAAATAAATTTCTGGAACAAATTTTGGGTACAATCCCAGTTTTGTTGGTGTTTCTGGAACATAACTACCGTCTGTGTTATTGTATTCTACAATCGTTAAAATATCATTATAAAGAAGATTAAATGTATCTTGGATAACCACTGCTGGCCTGGTTTGATCAAAGTAATAATCTTGCTCTTTAACCAGTAATGTTTTTGATGTTACTCCATCTAGTGTGCGTGTAAGATACACAAAAACTGCTTTGTTACTGATAACATTATCTTGAAATATATTGGTAATTTCATAGGATCTTATATCAGTGTCAAAAACTTGGTAACTTGGCAAAGTTACTTTGTCATCGTCTCCGTGCGGAATCATATCACTGTAATACCAAGGAAAACTGTCGTTTTTAACAGCGTTGATGGTGGCCATTATTGCATCAACAGATTCAGACACGTTATTGGTGTCAAGATCGAGGTTAACAGCAAGTTCTAAAAATTTTATTTTAAATTGATTGTATTCTTTAGATGCAAGTCTAATCGAATCAATAAAATTAGCTACAGGATGATTGAGAAATAGACTAGAATATATTATAGGAGCACTTTGTTGCAAAATACTACCACCCCTAGCCGAGTATTTTATATCTCTGATATTACTTTTACCTGGTACTTCTCCAACAATGTCTAAACTGTTATTTTTGAATTCAATTAAATGATTTCTTACCTGACCTAGTGTTAGTACATCAATATCTAAATTTAGACTGTTCACATCTAAATTTACAGGTATTTGATAAAATGCTGTATCTGATACCGCAGTTTTATTATAGATGCTAATAAAAATAACATCATTTACTGTCAGTAAAGAAGGATCTATTAGAATAGCCAATTTATCAACAGCTTTTGTTATTGCAAATTTACCAACTGCTACTGGTTTGTTATTGATCACAACTTTGATATTAGGAATTTCTACGCTGATGTCTGGTAGAATATCTACTGGAAATAAGTTTGTAGATCCGTCATAAACAAAATTAAAAATTTGATATTGTTTGCTAAAATTGTTATTAATTACCCAATTGTTAGTTCTAGTACTTGTAGATCTAGATAGATTTTTTTGTAAAAATCCAGTATTGATGTTGACAGTCTGAGCTATACCTCCTAATAAGAAATAGGTAAAAGTATCTAGGTTGAAATTGTTTTCAAATTCTATGTCTCCTTGAGTTAGCAAATTTTTATAACTAACCGGAAAACCTAATACACTGTCGTTGCTTCCTGTTCCTTCTTTGTAGGAAAATATTTTGGTGCCCAAAAACTGTGAACCGTTATAAACTGAAAAGTCGCTAAAACTGACACCATCACTGTTGATTACGTCAAACAAAGGAGGTTGGTTGACTGACGTTTTTTGTTGGCTTTCTATCCAATTGGTGCCATTGAAATGCCATTGTTTCTGTCCGTTTACACCGCTATTGACCACAATGGTGTGGCCTTCACTGACTAGAGCATCATTGGCTTCTTCAATATAGGCTCTATAAATTGACGTAACTGGTGAGGGAGTAGATGCCTCTACTATTGAAAACGTAAAAATTTTATTTCTGACCTCAAGATTTTCATCTTGACTGAAAATAATCCTGTCACCGTGCGTTAATGTAAGAGACTGAACATCTGTGGCCGAACCAGTACCAGCGGTTGTTCCGGTGGCTGTGAATCTTACTTTGTATGCTGTGCCGGTAGTGCCCGTTTCTAGTCCAGTGGCTGTAAATACAGTGCCAGCAATACTGCTTGCTGCACCAATTGAAGTCCAATTAGTATTTCCTACCATGGCAATAATATATTGACTTCCTATTTCTAAACCAGCTGCAGAAATCAAAGATGCACCAACTGTGGACCAGTTGCTTGTTCCTAATGTAGTGATATCATAGGTTCTTCCTACAACAAGGTCTGACGAATTTCTAATTAAACTTATAGTGAGTTCAGTGGGTGGATCTGGCGGACCTGCCACAATAACACCTTGCACTTGTGTGTAAGCATTTGTAATCAAGTCGTCTAATATGTCAACTGGTGCTTTGGCTTCAGTTCCAAAATTAAATAATTGAATGTTTGGATAAAATTCTAAAATTGGTCGCTGTGCTCTATAACTTTGATTTAGGATCAAATCCGTATTATTGTATTCAGCTGTTTTTTCAATTACATTTACATGAAACCATCTATTGCTTCTTGACCAACCATTTAAATCAATACTACTTCTATTAATAGTAATGTAATCAAGAGATGCCAAGTTATTATTGTTATCTTCAGGGACTACCAAGTCAGCTTCTGCTATCAACTTGATTGAGTCGCCTACTCCTTCTACATAAAAAGTTTTATTTGCGTAAGATTCAGTAGCAGTAGAATCAAATTGTATTTTGAGACCATTGGTAAAAACTACGCCGTTTGGACTAACATAATTCTTTTGACCAATTATATCTAAATCAGGATCAATTTCTGCCAATTCTAAATCAACCAATTGAATACCTCCAACTGCTTGATCAGTTTGATCGCTTTGGTAATATAAAAAACTTAGAGGGGCTGTAATCTGAGGAACTTCGTAATAAACATCTAATCTACTGTAGAATTCTTTACCAGCATTGGCAGCACCTGAAATTACTCTAACCTTTTGTTCATTTAATACTGTGGTTTTTCTAGTTAGGTAGATTCTTGGTTTATCATCCTCGTCGTTGTATACTGAAATTTGATAAACATCGTTTCTTTCATTAAACGGTATTAATACGTCTTGATCTAAGTAAATTACATCATTTAAAACTCTAGCTGTATCGTGCCAGAAGACATCGTCTATGAAAGCAGTATTAACAAAGATTAAACTGGCTCCATTTAGAGAAAACGTAGGACCATCAATTCCTCCCAGTAGGGTTTCAAGATCACTCAATAAACAACCTTGTAAAGACTGATAGCTGTGATCAGTAGCATAATCTACAGTGTCAATTATTCTCATGTTAGTCCAATTAACTTGAGAATCTGCCAATGGTACCTGGAATATTACACTTCCTACATCTTTGCCGTTATCAGTAACACCAAACACTGATCTAGTAGACAAGTTAGGCGCATTTATATCAGCGCCTAACGACCCAGGGCCAGATTGTATGTAAAATTTATTTCCTGGTTCATTGATTTGAAACACATATCGTCCGCCCCTGGCCAATGTAATAATTGGATTTGGAGCTTGATTGAACCCGCTGAATTTATAGGTTTTTGATACAGAATCATATGTCACATCAAAAGTTTGCTGTAACGGAACTGTGCTTGCTGTCACTGTAACTGTGTCTGGACCGTTAGCTAACCAATAATACTGAGCAAAATTTATTAATTTGTCTAAATCAATTTGAGGATCAAACGAATAATATTCACTATCAAATAAACGTGAATGATTATCACTTAATCCGCCGTAAAAATTTATTTTGTTTAATAGGTCAGTATAGGTTGTAACGAATTCTACATTACCAGTTACCGTATCTTTAATTATAACACTAGGTTCAAGTTGATAATCTTGTCTGTCTTTTGTAGGTTCACTAACATAACTGTCTGTGCTTCTATAAGAAGGTGCTAACTTTCTTCCAATGTATCCGTTTATTCTAGTAAAATCTGGTTCACTTAATAACTGATCAGCGGTAGCGTGTAAGAACTTTCTATTCGTATCTGTTCTAAAAATCTCAGGTAAAAATTGTAAAGTTTTAAAAACAGCCATTTTTTTTCCTATTAACCAGTTATATTCAATTGTGCTGCTGTAATCGCAGGTATTATTTGTACATTATCCACTGTGGCTGCACTTACAAGTATCTCGTCGGGGTCCGCATTTATCTGATATAATGTACCAAATCTACTGTCAGTATTTGATGGAACTATAATAATACTGCTCACGTAAGGTACTAACGCAGTATGTAAATATGCGCTCAACTCACTGAAGTAAAATGTTTCGCCAAAGTCCCAGTTGTTAATGTCGAAGTATGTGTTAATGGCCGCGATAACTTGGCTTTTGACTTCGTTGTCACTTATTGTGAGATTTGGATTTTTGATCACTTTAAAAGTGGCTCGTAGTGCGGCGTCTGCTTTGTTACCAAATAATGGTTTAAACACCGCAGGATTATATATTATACTATCACTAATAGTCTTAAGTGCTTCAATTGACCCAAACTCTGTTTTAAGCTCTGCAATTGAAGGCGCTGTAGGTTTACTTACTTTGTTACTTGTGTCAGACAAATAAGCAAAATAATCATTAGAATATGTTTTAGTAAGAATATAAAAATCAATCAGATTGTTAGGACTAGGATCAATTCTTCTATTATTGGGTGCGTTGTGTTTGTATTGAAACTTTAAATTTTGTCTTCCTACTCTAGCAATGTAATTAGATACTACTGTCAATGAGCTTCCTGTAGACTGGTAAAATGTAGGTCCATTTTCAGCTGGGACAGCCGCATCGCCAAGACTTGCATAAAAAATAGTTCCGGCTGCATACAAAGAAATATTATTTAAAATATCTGTTTTGGTTTGAAATGTACCAACAATTTGCGTTTGATCCACTGGATCGTATCGTAAAAAATTATATTGATCAACAGATTCAATAAAGTAAACGTTTTTATTTTCAGGATTAACAGATGGATCAACTAATTCTAAAAATAAATCAGGATCGTCGGGTACCTCATCTAAATTGTCATCTGGAAAAGTTATTTTAATTTTTCTGTTATCATCAATTCCATCTGCCCCTATAGCTCTATTCCAAATTCTATAGGTTTGACTGTAAAAAAGTGCGTTGCTAGAGTCCGGCTCGGTATTAATTCTTAGAACTTTAATAAAATCAACTAACGTGGTTGCAGTCCTACTGTCGTACACTCGTACATCGGGATCAAAGTAAAATCTTGTCTCTCTTTCACTTTGAAAATAATAATCTATACCTCTACTAATAGCAGTGTATTCACCATTGGCAAACGATAAACTAATAAACCAGCTGTTGTCTGCACCAGTTCCAGCAGTGCTGCCGGCGTTTGTTAAACTAAAACTACCTGAACCAAGATTTTGACTTTCAATAATTGTCCATGTCATGGTAGGTATATCGTATCTTAGTCCAAATGTTTTGTAACTTAAAATTTGTAAAATAATACTGTTAATCAATGACTCTGGCCAGTCGTTCGCAAAAACGGGAATAATTTCACTTACAATTGCTCCAGTAGGCACAATCACACTTAGTGTGGCTGTAGATGATAACCCTGGATTGTTGTAGTCTATAATGCTGGCCCACAAACTTGTACGTTGATATTCTGTTTCTGGTGTCCCAGATTGTAATTGATTCTGTGCATCAAAATATTTTCCAGCTGGTGCAATAAATTTCACCAAACTACCTTGAACTAAAAATGTATAGTTAGGACTTGTAAAAGTACCCGAACTACGTCCAGAACTGGCAGAAGTTTGTGTCCATACACCCACTGTCGCCACAGTTCCTGTCCCAGTGCCCACGGCTGTGGCTTTGAAAATAGTGCCAACTGTGTTTGATGATGCTCCAAAACTTGTAAAATTGGTTGATCCTACACTTATGATTTTGTAGGTTGTTCCAACTACCATGCTTGTGGCCACAATAGTAGATCCTAGCGGACTGTTTCTAGTAGCAGTATTATAATATAAATGTCGCGTAGTGATACTTGAAATTAAAGGTTGAAGCGTGTTCCTAACAATAGCGTTTACTTCTGTTGTGCTAGTAAACTGAAATACTTCTGTTTCTTCATAATCTTCTCGATAGATTACACCATCTTCAGCAAAAATATTTGTACTTGAATATTTTCCAGTTGCGTCTATAACATCAAGATATCTACTTACTCCCGAACTGGTCCTATTAGTTGCCTTTAATTTTAATATATTACTAAAGGTTGTAAATGGCAAAACATTGTAGTCTTCGCCAGTGACCATGCGATTTTGTGTATAATACTGTTGAGGTGCTTTTGTTCTAATTTCATCAAGACTTTCTCTTGAGATCGCATTAGTTACTGTATATTGTAAACTAGCTCTAACAGTCAATGTTTCTGCTCGACCAGTTCTGCCTCTGTAAGGTAGAACTATTGTTATTCCTGACATTTCGTCTGGTGTAATTTTGTAAGTTAAGTTGTTACTGGTTCGATAGTAAACTCTGAAGCTGCCTACTGGAATATTTGTAAACGAGCCGTCGCCAAAAACTAAATCAATTTGATCATTTGCTCTTGATGCTACGCTATAAAGATTTCGTTGGTCGGTATTGTTATAAATGACATTTATTCCATTCACAGCAGGAACTTGCGTCCAGAGTGTGTCCAAGTTTCCGCTTGATGTTAAACTATATAACCAAACATCGGTGTTATTAATATTATCAAAATTTACGTTAACAATACGATTTGACAAACTTTCAGTAATATTAAAATCTAATGAATTAAGCGCACCTTGTTTAAAATAGAAAAAATATCCAGTATTGTTACTTGAATTACCTTGATTGTCGTTTCTGTATAAAATATTAAACGAAGCAGATGTACTTGGTTCTGCCTCATAAATGTATTCCTGATTTAACGATGTAGCACTTACTGCTTCAAAGGGATAGGTCACACCAGCAATGCTGGTTGTAAATGGGTAAGTTGGTGTAATACCTGCTACAATATCTACAGCATATTCATCTGTTTTTATGCCATTGAGATTTTTTGTTGCTCCTGGTTTGCCAACTGCCTGATTAGCTACCAGTGCAGCATTAATAATTGCAGTAAATTGCTCTAACCAGTTTTCATTTGTGCTATCATTCCAGGTAATAATAACATTACTCAAGTTGATGCCGGTGCTGTCAAACAATGTTTCTGTTGTGCTTACACTGTCAAATTTTAAAAATCCAGAAGCAGGTGTACTTCTTTTTGGGTTGTAACTAACTAATCTTGCTAGTTTTAATATGCTGTCTCTACGCTCTGCAGTATCTAAGAAATTTTCTCTGGCATTTAGATCAGCTCTAAATGCTAAACTTTGACCTAGAAAAGCTAAAAGATCAATGAGTGCAATGTATTCAGAACTGTCTGTAAAATCATTGAAATCTTCTGGATAATAGGTACGTAAGTATTCAATCATTGACTTACGTAAAGTTTCATAATCAAAACTTTGAAAATCAGCTTCTCTGAAAGTTTGATAAACTTTGGTCCAATCTTGTTGGACTAATAAACTTGTTTGTCTTGTAGTTATAGCCATACTTTATACCCGTATTTTGTATTTATCGAAATAATAAAGTGGTACTTTTAAACGGCTATCACAGAGTTCAATTCTTTGTTAAATTGAAGAGTGAGTACGTCACTTAGATCATCGGGCAAAAATGTCATTTCAACTTGAATCTGTAAACCGTATTCAAATTGATCAATTAGTATATTGTCCACTCTTACCCTAGGATCATAATTTACAACTCGTTGAATATCCTCGACAACCAATGCTTTGACGTCAGCGGTTAAGGGCTCAAACAAAATGTTCCAGATTATACTGCCAAATTCTGGATTCATTAATTTTTCGCCTTTTCTAATGGCAAAATTATTGAGCAAGTCGCGCTTAATTAACTCTAAATCAGTTAGTCTAAACTTTTTGAGCTTGTCAATAGTGCTAAAACCTCGGTATCTAGTAATGGCCATGTTTGTATTTATTCTGGGGTATCTGCACCAAGGGTGCCAATAGCGTAACGTCCGCCGTTAAAATATATGTGCCCGGGGCGTCCTTGACTGTCTAAAGGTTGCCCGGTATTTCGCCAAACATTTGCCTTGGTGGCTATAGAATAGTTTTCTAAATTGATTGTGCCATCTGGTTTGCGAGGATTTTGATTGAGAGCTGGATTGCCTAGATCTTGATATTGATAGGCCAGTGCCAACATACCAGCTATAGTTTCTTTACTGTCGCCATCTCTTATGGCACCTGCTTTGATAAGTTCTCTATACTGCTCTTGCATAAAATCATTCATTATAGCGTCTTGCACTTCTGCAGCAGACACAAAAACATCATTAGTATCTACTCCATCTTTAGCTGCCCATGTACCATCTGCTTTTTTGTATCCGTATCTAGTCAACAACCACTCTGATGTCTGATACTTTCCTAATTTTAAAGGGGAAATAGTAAAAGTTACATCGCCGCTTACTGTATGATTACTCCCTAACATTATTTGATTGTTAGTTAAAAATGCTGTTCCGGTGCCGTTTCCTGCAGCATTGGCTACGAATGTGTTTCCAATTATCACATTAGCAACATTGCCCGGCAATCCAAATAGTGTAAAATTAGTAGTACCAATACTGGTAATAGTGTACGTAAAGCCAGGAACAAAATTGCCCGAGGTAATGTTGCCTCCTACAGATTTTTGGATGACCATGGTATTGCTGCCAAATCTTCCGGTACTAGGACTACGAATGTTAGCTACCATGCCTAATTGTATATCTCTGTGATCGGAGTTGGTAATAATCAATGTGGCCACGTTTGCAAAGTATGTGTTTGCATGTGAAACCACAGTATTGGCGTTTATATTGGCAGTAAACGGTCCCAGTTGCGGAACTCCAATTCCAACCAGGTTGGCGTTTATGTTGCTTTCAATGTTGCTTATTTGAACCTGTATACACTTGGTTTCAAATTTTGTAAGAGTTTCAATGTTGGGTTTAAATTTTTCTAAACCAATTCCTCTAGGCGACGACACATTGGCCAATACTTCACGATTGGCAGGATTGATTACCGTAAAATTACTTGCACTTGTTATACCGGCATTAGACATTATGTTTTTCCTGGCGTCTGTGGTTTGGGTGCAACAATTTTACCGCTGTTTTTTTTGAGTTTGCCGGTTTGCCTGGTCCACGGTTCGTGAGTGGGTGCAAACGGTGATAAACTTTCAAACAATGTACTTGATGTTTTCCACAGTTTTGTGTTGTTGTCATATTCCACATTGGCCTGTTGATAAAATTCCAAAGGTAGATTGGTCAATGGCGATGCTGGTGTACTGGTGTTTAAAAATATTTTCCTGCCTTTAAGCACAAGATCTGCACTTGTTTTCCATCCGCCAGCCACTGCTTCCATCAGCAACGTGGTTCCGCTTTTTATTCCAACGTTGCCTGCATTGAGAGCATAATTTTTTGTTGCAGTAAGTTGATAATGTTGGGTTTCGTTTAAAAAATATTTGTTTGCAGATACTTTGATCGAATTGCCGCTGGTAATATTCACGTTGTTGTCTGCGTGTAAATTTAAATCTTGCTGTGCTCTAATACTAACATTGCTATTACTAAAAACGTTTACACTACCATCTGGCGTCAATTCAACCCACGCTGTTCCCTTACTATTGCTGATATAAATTAAATCTTCTGTGTCATGCATCAAGATTTGATGACCACTGCTGCTTCGTAGTCTTAACAATCTGCTTTGACCATAAATGTCACCGTCATCCATTACCAGCGAGTGGCCGCCTTTTCTGTTAGGGAAGGTTTGCACTGTGGATATGCTTAAACTTTGGTTTTTTAGCAGCTCATCTAGGTTAGGAAAATCAGTTGTGTCGGGACTTGTTCTTCCTTGACTACTTAAACCAATCACTTGGCTTGGAGTTTCTCTTTGACTGCTACTTGTAATAGTACCACGCACAGGATCCCGGTCAAGTCCTTGTTCAATAACAATGTTAGCTTGCCATGTATGAACAACTTTCGGAAGGTCGTAAAATTTTGGATCATTGTCTACTGAAAAATTCTCAGATACCAGTTCAGCTGTGGGAAGATAACTTGTGCTGGAAATTCTACCTTTTCCGAATGTAGAATCGTCATTAATTTTGCCAGTGATTGTGTTACCAAACGGTCTTGCCAACCCAGGTATCATGTGTGTTGTCTGCATGTTAGGAACACAAGCAAACCAATATCCCCTGGTAGGGTCACCCATAACAAAAGTTATTAAAACAAAGTTTCCTACATCAGGAGGTACTGCCCAAAATCCATATGTTTGTTGCGAGAATGCAAAATTGTTTGGATCTGCGGACCCTGGCAGTCCTAGAGTACTTCCTAAAAACGGACTAGCATACCTAACAATAAACCATTTACTAGAATCATCTTCATCACCACCTATGTCGGGCACAAACACAGCCAAACGTCCCAGTCTGGCAGGATCAGCATTGTTCTTGATAATTGCTAAAAACGGTCCAGGATCTAGTTTGACAGAAGCACCGCCTTGCCAGCCACCGCCGGCCCAGTCTGGTATTTTTACTCCAAGTTGTTTATTTGTTGGCATTAGGATTCTGCTCCCGACTGAGTTGATATTCTCTGTCTGCCAGAGTAATCACTACTTTGATTATTTACAGGTTGAGTAGAGGCTGTGGAAGCTTTTGGTAACTCATCGGGCATCCTAATTAAATCTAGTGTCTGTGTAAATTGTCCTCGATTAAAATCACTTTGCACTGTCAAAACTTTGTAAATGCCGCTAAATGATCCATCTGTTTTTCTACCGTTACTCAAAATTTCTTGTTTGTTTTGAATACCAATGCTGTCATCTATGTCTATGGCATTTTTAAAATTTAGTTTGACGTAAACTTGTTCGCTATCAAACAATATTTGGCCGGCAGTTGGTCCATCTCGCACTATGGGCGTGATTCCTCTATTAGCAATCAACTGTTGGTATTCTTCTGATCTAGGATTATAATAGATATCATCTTGCTTTATAAAATCTGGATCACCTATTATTTGTATTTTTATGTTGAGATTGTCGCCGCGAGATTTTGTATAAATGCTATTTTTTAAGTCGCCTACGAGTTTTTCTTCAGGATTAGTAGCAGTATTCATACCAGTGGCATTTATATTATACCCGTTTACTTCGGTGGTTTGTGGTACAACTGTGCCTGTTGATTCTGTTCTAGGTTGCTGCAAATTTGCAGGATTGTTAGGATCATTGGGATCACTGGTTCTATTAGTGCCTCCCCTGGCTACTTGTTCTCTGTAGGTAGAAATTTGTGTGTAATAAGCGGTATCAAAATCAATATCGACACGAGTAATATCCTGATTTTTACCTGTATACAAATAGTTGTATTCTCTTACCACCTGCCTTTCTACATCATTGCCTTTAGTTTTAGGAAAGTTTGGATGATACGCATTTGCTGTTGTATAAGGTAATATAGTATAATTGACCGTCTTGCTGTAATTGTTTCTTATAATGTCAAAATCTTTTAATTCCACTGTAGGAATAATTTTATACCATTTGATATTTTTTGGGCTGGCTTTGCTATCAGTTCTTTCGGCTCCGTTGGTATATTCTTGATTGGCTTGTTCCTCATCTCTCAATTGATTTTGAACATTGATTTGATTTTTAACATATTCACTTTTGCCTAAAACTTGATCAATGACTTCAATTATACTTGTACCGGCTGCAATATTATAGGCTTCAACGTTTTTCAATCCTGAATCTGCAGTTTGGTGAACACCTTTGTTACGATCTCCCATTGTTGAATTTGTGCTTTGTGTGCGTTTAACGTCAACGATGTTAGAATCAGCTATTTCTTTGGGCATAACAAAACTGATTTTAGTGGGAGGAAATTGAGTAATTTTGGCTTTACTTGCCACTTCTTCCATGTATCTATTGTAAGCTGCGGTATAGCTTCCAGTGTTATATATAATTGCAGCTTTTTTTGATTTACTATATTCTGCTATTTCTGCTGCGGTGGGAGACTTTCCTACTTGATAACTTGAAGTCACTTGAGGGTTTTGCGTTATCCATTTTTGAATGTCTGCTTCTAGTCTCTCTTCTTGGGCTTTTAATTCTCCTGCGAACAGTTGGGCTTGGTCGTCGCTATTAGAAAAAAAGTCGCCTACAGTTTTAGCATCAACATTCAATACGACTGGAGTAGGAGCAGTTGTTTGATCAAATGCGCTGTGATTGAACGGAATAGCCCGACAGGAATAGGTGCTACCACTTGCACTAGGCTTGATCTTCATTTCTATAAACTTGATTGCTATCCTTTTTCTGTCAATTAAATTGTCTGTCCTGTTGAATTTAGACAACATGTCATCCGTTGGACTGGCTAGTAAATCTATTTGCAGTAGATAAGGTTGTGTTGCGTAGTTAGGATTACGATCTTCTGAAGTTTCACAAGCACTTAGCAATCTATCTAAGAGACTTAGTCCGTAAGGTTCTGTGATAGTAAACGTTATGTCTATGGCGTTACTAGCTTTGTTTTTTGCGTTCAACCCCACAATGGTTTGAATTGACAAGTTGTCAATAAAAAAATCCGTACGAAAATCTGGATGTCTTACTGTGTCTGTATCACTAGTGCCTTTTCCTTTGGAATAACCTCCTGAGCTACTTATCAATGCTTGTTTAGGTGTAAACTTACTAGGGTTAGCTGAAAGCGTGTTGTAATCTTTACTGGTCAAGAAAAATAAAGTTATTCTATAGGTATAACTTGTGTAGGCATGCAGTTTGTTGAAAGGTTTTTTCTCTGCAGGCTTTGAAGTAAACGAAGATGTATTGCCTGAAGAGCCTGCACTTACTACCGAACTGCTTTTGTTGGTGCTAGCCGTATCACCGCTGAAATTAGCTTCTGAGGCCATCTGTTACACCCCTAGTTCTTGTTTGAGTGTGTCTATTTTAGGTATGTAGATTCTGGTGCCAGCAACAAAATCACGCAAAGGGTCAACTAGTGTATTAGGATTGCGTTGTGCAAACACCCACCATAAAGAGCTGGTACCATAAAGGTCAGCTGCTAAAAGATCTGGTCTAAATTCGTACACACTGTCAATCTCGTACAAAACATCATCGGGCAGTTTTGATATAGGACGATTGGTCATTACATCCAAGAAGTCTCCGAAGCTGTTTGTTTGGTAATAGGGACTTGAGGGCTGATAATTTACTCGAGCCATTATAGATAACCTCCCGGATATGGATTGTTCTTGCCAACTATCAGACCGCCACGACCAAACTCTTTGTAATCAAAGTCAATGGCTTGCGATCTACTGATTACCGGCTGTAATGTTAGGCTAAACGTGCTTATTGTGGGCACTCGATTGAAAGCATTGTTCACGGTGGTTTGATCTATTGTTATACTGTTTGTTTGCCCAGGTGAAGCAAAATATGTTGAAGCGGTTTGAACTTGCTTGGTAGTAGTAGACTGAGGAGTCATAACTTCTATATAGTCAACATCACCGGGCATGGTGTGTTGAAAACCAGTTACAACACATGGTACATTTGGTAAATAGTGTTGCCCATAACCATTTAAATACACAATCGGCGGAGGACTGCCCTGATATTCACCTGAGGCGCCGTAAAACATTTTTGTACAAGCTCTAAAAAAGTATAATGCTGCTAAAAAATATTTTCCTTCTTCTACGTTTTGAACTGTAAAGTCTCCATTAATACTAATAGCTGCCACGGAACTTGATTCATAAAAATATTGAGCGTAATTTGAATGTGTTAATGGAACCGAGGAATAGTTTGCAGAATGCGATACTGTCACAGTTGGCACATAAGGAAATATGAAACCATCAGTTGATCTTAGAGGTGCTAAAAGACCGGTGGACCCAGAATCCCAATATAAAATTTTACTACTAGGATTTATGCTAACTCTCACACGCCAGTCATTATCTGTATCATTAGAGCCAAATTGCACAGCAGGATTTTGGGTAAATGCTTTAGGCACAGCACGACCACCTGGTAACAAACCTGCAAGACTTCTTCTAATGTTGGCAGGTATAAACCCGCCGCTGGTTGATGTAAAATTACCATTATTTGGGATTATACCTTGAGCAGAGCCGGCTACTCTACTTGCAGGTCCATTGGCTAGCGACCGTAATGAACCGCCGAGGTTAGTTAGTATTTGCG